TGTTATTTTAACGAACTATTAAACGACTGGGCTAAATTTGATATAAACAAAAGAACAAAACATGATGCTTCTATTAGCTCTGGTCTTGCTATAATGGCAAACAACAGACATCTTTACAGGCCAAATGCTACAATAGAAAAACCAAAACTAAATATAAATATTGCTACTTATTCAAATAAAGGTAATATGTCTAAATTAATTAAAAAATAAATATGGCTGTAAAAAGTTATTTCCCATCTCAAGTTGTAAGTGACGTTGAAAAAATGAGTTACGACTATGGTTTAAAAGTAGCTAAAGCTATTGAAGCTGAGTGGTTTCATACTGAACGAGGTAGCAATAGATATAGAACTAATCATAACAACTATCACAACCTTAGATTATACGCAAGAGGTGAACAATCAATACAAAAATATAAAGATGAGTTATCTATAAACGGTGATTTATCTTATCTTAATTTAGACTGGAAGCCAGTGCCTATTATACCTAAGTTTGTTGATATAGTAGTAAATGGTATTGCAGAAAGAACATATGATATAAAAGCATATTCACAAGATCCATATGGTGTTTCAAAAAGAACTAAATACATGGAGTCTATATTAAAAGACATGAGAACTCAAGAATTAGCTGAGTTTGCAGACCAACAATTTGGTATAGATATAAGAGAAAACAAAAAACAAGAATTACCTGGTTCTGAAGAAGAATTAAAGTTACATATGCAGTTAACTTATAAGCAAGCTGTTGAAGTTGCAGAAGAACAAGCTTTGTCTGTATTGTTTGAAGGCAACGACTATGAGTTAACTAAAAAAAGATTTTATTACGATTTAACAGTTTTAGGTATTGGCGCAGTAAAAACAAGTTTTAATACGTCTGAAGGTGTTACTATTGACTATGTTGATCCTGCTGATTTAGTTTATTCTTATACTGAGTCACCTTACTTTGATGATATATATTATGTTGGTGAAGTAAAGAACATACCTGTAAATGAACTTGCAAAACAATTTCCACATTTATCACAAGAAGACTTAGAAGATATAATAAAAAACAAAAGCTATAAGCAAGCTAATTATCAAAATAATGCTTATAACTCTAAAGAAGAAGACAACAACAAAGTTCAAGTTTTATATTTTAATTATAAAACGTATATGAATGAAGTTTACAAAGTAAAAGAAACTGGTACGGGTGCTGATAAAATATTAGCAAAAGATGATAATTTTAACCCACCAGAAGATTCAGATAACTTTGGTAAATTACATAGGTCTATAGAGTGTTTATATGATGGCGCTATTATTTTAGGTAGTGATAAGTTGTTAAAATGGGAGATGGCTAAAAATATGATGAGGCCAAAAAGTGATTTTACTAAAGTTAAAATGAATTATGCTATAGTTGCTCCACGTATGTACAAAGGTCGTATAGAATCTTTAGTGCAACGCGTTACTGGCTTTGCTGACATGATACAACTTACACATTTAAAATTACAACAAGTATTATCACGTATGGTGCCAGATGGCGTTTATTTAGATGCTGATGGACTTGCTGAAATAGATTTAGGTAACGGAACAAACTATAATCCACAAGAAGCTTTAAATATGTTTTTCCAAACAGGTAGTGTTATTGGTAGATCATTTACAAGTGAAGGTGATATGAACCCAGGTAAAGTGCCAATACAAGAAATAACTAGTGGTAGTGGTGGTAATAAAATGCAAGCTTTAATAGGTAATTACAATTACTACTTGCAAATGATAAGAGATACTACCGGGCTTAATGAAGCTAGAGATGGTAGTATGCCAGATAAAAATGCTTTAGTAGGTGTACAAAAATTAGCAGCTGCAAATAGTAATACAGCTACTAGGCATATATTACAGTCTGGTTTATATTTAACAAAAGAAATTGCAGAGTGTTTGTCACTTAGAATATCTGATATATTAGAGTATTCTCCAACAGCAGATGCTTTTATTCAAGCCATAGGTGCTCACAATGTTGCTACTCTTGAAGAAATGTCAAGCTTACATTTGTATGACTTTGGTATATTTATTGAATTAGCTCCAGATGAAGAAGAAAAAGCATTACTTGAAAATAATATACAAGTTGCCGTTGCGCAACAAGCTATAGACTTAGAAGATGCTATTGATCTTAGAGAAATAAAAAATATAAAACTTGCTAATCAGTTGTTAAAAATTCGTAGAACTAAAAAGCAAGAAAGAGATCAAATGATGCAACAACAAAACATGCAGATGCAGGCACAAACCAACATGCAAACACAGCAAGCTTCTGCTCAAATGGAAGTTCAAAAAAACCAAGCTAAAGCACAGGCTGATGCTCAATTAGAACAAATGAAAGCACAAATTGAGTCTCAAAAAATGCAACAAGAAGTTGCTCATAAAAAAGAATTAATGCAAATAGAGTTTGAAATGAACATGCGATTAGAGCAAATGAGAAGTCAAACTGTTAGCGGTAAAGATAAAATGAAAGAAGATCGTAAAGATCAAAGAACAAAAATACAGGCTACACAACAAAGTGAGCTTATTGATCAAAGAAAAAATGAAAAACCACCTAAAAACTTTGAGTCTGCAGGTAATGATACCTTAGGAGGAGGGTTTAATATGGGGGCATTTGATCCTAGATAACAATTATTAATTATTATTATATTATATTATGGCAAAAAAGAAAACAGAAGAAGTAGTCGAAAAGACTGCTAAAGACAACGTGACAAAAGTTGATCTTAAACAAACAAAACAAGATGATAATGTCATCAAAGTAAATTTAGATAAACCACCAATACCAAAAGAAAATGAAACTACAGAAGAAGTTAAAGAAAATAACGCTGACGACAACAGAGTGGTTGAACTCGTTGAAGATACCGACACCACAGAAAAACAAGAAGAAGTACAACCGGAAAATCAAGCACAAGAACAGCCAGTATTAGAAGAAATAACCGAAGAAGTTCAAGAGCAAACAGAAGAATTAGCTGAAGAAGTTGAGGAAGCTATAGCTGAAGCTCAAGAAACTGGCAAAGCAATACCTGAAAATTTACAAAAAGTTGTAGATTTTATGGAAGAAACTGGTGGTACATTAGAAGATTACGTGCGTCTTAATCAAGATTATTCTGATTATGATGACATGACTATATTAAGAGAGTATTACAAACAAACTAAAAAACATCTAACTGATGATGAAATTACTTTTTTAATTGAAGAAAACTTTTCTTACGACGAAGAAGAGGATAACGATAGAGATATTAAAAAGAAAAAAATAGCGTTAAAAGAGCAAGTTGCCAACGCTAAAAGCCACTTAGACGGGCAAAAGTCTAAATACTATGAAGAAGTTAAAGCTGGTTCTAGGTTAACTACCGAACAACAGAAAGCTGTAAACTTTTTTAATAGGTATAACAAAGAAAGCGAAGAGAACAAAAAAATAGCGGACAAACAAACTAATACTTTTAAATTAAAAACTCAAGAA